GGGTTTAATTTTCAAAGAGACTATAACTAGCTTCGCAGCTGCAGTATCAATGTCTCTTTTCGGAGGAATAAAGACTGACGATGTCTACAGTATGGGTGGACGAGCCTGCAGGGTAGTAAGAGTTGGAATAAGATCTACAACTTTCTATTTTGCAGACACTAAAACCCGAGTAGATATAGCAAATGAAGATATTAAAGGTCTAAGACTCGAAAAGAAGATAGCACCGATGGATACAGAATAAGAGCGAAATAGTTATATATTATGCCTAAAGTTAAACTCGACCAATTGGCCAGTTCTTTAGAAGATCTGGATAATCCACAGGGTAGGGCTTTGCAGAGAGAGCCTATTAGACACAGGGAAAAGTTTCATATAGAAGATTTCAAATGGACAAGAAAACAGAAAGATTTTATCAAGATAGCCTTAAGTAAGGAATCTAAGATACTTTTTGCCAAAGGTCCGGCGGGGTCTTCTAAAACTCTCCTTAGTGTTTATTGCGCTCTACATTTACTTAGCGAAGGAAAGGTTTCCGAAATAGTCTATATTAGATCTGCGGTGGAAAGCTCTGATTCTAGAATGGGGTTTTTACCGGGAGACGCTGATCAAAAGCTTCATTTTTATAACCTGCCTTTTTTACATAAAATGGAAGAGCTTATATGCCCTAATGTAATAAAAAAACTACAAAAAGACGAAAGAGTATCAACTTATCCTGTTAATTTTTGTAGAGGTATGAGTTGGAATTCTAAGTGCCTAATATTTGACGAGTGCCAAAATAGTACCGTAAAGGAAATAGTGACTGTTTTAACTAGGTTGGGTATGGGTTCTAAATGCTTCGTATTAGCTGACCCTGCTCAAACAGATTTAAAAAATGGGGCCAGAGGGGGATTCGAAAGAATAGAAGGTCTTTTCACAGATAAAGAAAGTAAAAAGTTCGGCATAAATACTTTCCAATTCGACGAAACCGATGTGGTTAGATCCGAGCTTGTTAGATTTTTGGTAACTAAATTTAAAGACTTGACTACTATTAGCTAGTCTTCTGGACTCTCGCACTGGACCGTCTGCCTCCACCCGTCTTTATGCAAGATGTTTGTCAGCGCACTGCAGAATCTTCTGACTTTTTTTTCAGGTACGTCCCAAAAGAAAGCGTGGAAAATTTCTTCGGTTAAGACTGCCATTTCTCGTTTAGGAGGGAGATCGGGGGAAATATGTATCTTAGGACCTTTATAATCTGGGGGGTCACATAGACCATCAGCGTTGTAGCTGTAATGAGGTCTCTTCTTAAAGATCTTATACTTTATTCCATCGTTGTTAGTAAAAGTGTAATTAGCCATAACATTTTTATTGTGTAAAACGGTATCTAGTTGTAATAACTATTTGCTTAGTTATAAAAGATATGTCTAAGTTAAAAAAAGTTACTTATTGCCAGAGCTGCGGTCAATCTAACCCTTGGGTGATGCAGTCCAAGACCTCCTTGCTGCAGAAGCCGAAATTTTGCTGTTCTTGCGGAACTGATTTAGTCACAGGACAAAAACCTGCTAAGGAAGTTGCTGCCAGAAAAACAGAGATAGAAGAGGAGGATACTCCCATTCCTCTGAATATCCCGCCATTAGAGTTAGATATGGAAGCTTCTTATTTTCCGAAGAGAGACTCGCAAACCCTAGGTAGCTTAGTCGACCCTGCGAGGACAGGCGAAGAAGATACCTAAACCACATGCCCAAAAAGAAGGCGAAAAAAATAGACTTTGAGGACTATATAGATGTTATTGACCAAGAGATTTCCAAAAGAAGAAATAAGTGGACTCTAACTTCTATAGCTTGGATGGATTTTGATGATATTTCTCAAATTCTAAAAATACACATTTTTAAAAAGTGGCATTTGTATGATTGTAGTAAGCCTTTAGCTCCTTGGCTCAACAGAATCATATCGAACCAACTAAAAAATTTAATTCGCAATAACTATAGTAATTATTGCAAACCTTGTTTAAAGTGCGCTGCAGCGGAACCGGATTCTGCCTGCTCAATATATGGCAGTCAAGATGCCAGATGCCCCCTTTATAAATCTTGGCTACGCAAAAAGAAGTCAGCTTATGATGTGAAGATGGCTCTGCCCTTAGAAAAACATAAAGAGAAGCTTAATGATGTTGAGGTTTCTCCTGCGGACATAGAGCTTGGTATTGTAAAATTAAATAAAAAACTTAAAGAGGTCTTAAAGCCTAACGAGTGGATAGTCTACGAAGGCTTTTATATAATGAATAAAACAGAGCAGGAAATTGCTGAAACTCTGAATTTCAAAACTACAGAAAAAAATAGAACTCCGGGATACAAACAAATAAAAAATATACAAAAGTCTATTTTAACCAAGGCTAGAAAAATTTTAAGTAAAAATGAGTTAGACTGGATATGATTGATATTCCTGAATTAAAAAATACTGTTAAGATAAATAGCGAAGGCTGTACGGAAAACTATTCGCCGGAAGACGCAGAAAGGGTTGTGGATAGTATTATTAGTAGATCTCTAAGATATCCTACTACCTATAAGAGCATAACCGAAAAAAAACAAGAGGCAAAAGAGCTAAGGCAGAAAGGTTGGCTAAAGATAGAAGGGGCCTTAAAAAACAAGATAGATTTGATTGACACGATTAGCCGAAAACTTAATTACATATTAGACGGAGGTGAAATAGAAGTTTATTCTGAGTTGGGCAGGCAATTTGGGGAGCGGAATGATAATATATTTAATCAGTCCGAAGCCAGAAATAATCAATTATTTTTATCTGTACCCGAGCCGCTTTATAATGTCCCTGAAATATCAGATATAATTTTTGATAAGACTTTAATTGGAGTCGCTAAATCTTTTTACGAGTGTATTCCTGCTATTGGCACTCTAAACCTCAGAAAAAGTTTCGCTAATAATCTAAACAGCGAAAATACGACTATGTATCACGTAGACCCGAACTCTCCTTATTTTTTTAAAGCTTTTGTCTATTTAAAAGATGTCGACAGTGTGGAGGATGGGCCTTTTACTTTTGTTGAGGGTAGTATAGATAATAAACCTGATAACTTACTAGAAAAATATAGATGGCAAGACGATGAAATAGAAAATTTTTACGGCAAGGATAAAATAAAACATTTAACAGCAAAAAAGGGAGATGTTCTATTTGCCGTGACCTCTGGCTTCCATAAAGGCCAGAAGTGTGTTAGAAAAGATAGAGAGCTTCTAACCATAGATTATATGTGTCATCCTGACAGTTGGGATACTAAAAAATCTATGTTCATTAAGAGAGATACCTTTTTAAACTTACAAAAAGAAGATATACCTTTAACAGACTTTTTAAAAATAAGAGTATGAATGACCTGACATTAACCAATGAGCAAAAGTTTGCACTTACTTCAGTAAGAGACAGTTTCCTCGCAGGGGATGATGTCGATATATCCTTAATGCATCTGATACAAGATGTTGCGGGATTCAAAGGTAAAGACGGGAGAAGCAAAGAGGGTCGTGCTGTAAAATCATATTTAAGCGAGATAGACTTCAATGCAATACCAGCTAGCGAATATCAAAAAGTCGATAAACCAGAACTATCAGAAGAACAAAAAGAGTTTCTAGGAAACCACAGAGGCACAATGAAATATGTTGAGATGTCTCGAATAATTTTTGGAGATGAGTCGTTGACAAGCCTAAGCGCCGAAACAAGGATGGTTACGGACTACTGCAAAAGTCTAGAGGGAGAAGACTTTGAGACTCCAGAAGAACAACAAGAGAGGTTTGAGTATAAACCCCCAAAGCATCCAGATAGAGTTTTAAGCAGGGTTAATAGATTTGTTCACGACAGCGGAATAGATAAAGATAAAATTACGCCTAGACAAAAAAAGAATTTAGAAAGGTTGATGGGCTACCTTCATACCTTTAGGTTTATTCATCAGATAAATAACTACGAACACGAAACAGAAAGAGAGTTATTTGAATCTTCGTTTGTTAGATATACCAATGACAAGCCGGACTTAACTCAAGAAGAAGTAGACCAGTATATAGTCTTGTCTGGAGAAGTGGTGATAGCGTCCAATATCCAAAGAAGGGTTGGGAGACTTCAGAGATTACTTGATGATACTGCCAACGACAACGAGGGAAGAAGGATATCAATGAGTTTAGTGGAGGCTATAAGCACGGCTACAAACGAATATAACTCTTGTGTTAATAGACAGCATAAACTACTAAGCGACCTAAAACAAAAGAGAAGCGATAGGTTGAGTAAGCAAGTCCAAGACAATGCAAGTATATTGAATCTTGTTGAGACTTGGAAAGAAGAAGAAAGCCGAAGAGAATTAATAAAGATGGCAGAGCTAAGAAAGGGTACTATTAAAGACGAGGTGGAGAAGCTAGTAACTATGGACGATGTCAAGGCTAGAATATTTGGATTATCAGAAGAGGAGGCTTTAAATGGATAAGTCTCTAAGTGAATGTATGAAAATGGAGTTTGTCTGTAAAATAGACGGAAAAAAATTCGAAACAGAAAAACAGCTCCATATGTATCTCAGAAAGTATAAGATGCGTATGGCTGAGTATTATCAAAAGTATTATCCTAGGAGAGATTTACTTACTGGAGATTTAATTAAATTCAAAAATAAAAGTCATTATTTTTCTAATTATTTTAATTCAAGACCTAACATGAAGAAATACCTCGAGTCGGCCTCTGAAGAAGACGCTAGAAAATTTTGTGTTCAAGTAATCAAAGACAGGATAATGAGAAGGAAAATTAAGTATTCTCCTACTCAAGTTGAAATGAGGTCTTCCATGATGCCGCCTATTTTTTATTATCAAAAGCTGTTTGGTAATTACTACGATCTTTGTTATGAGCTTGGATTACTAAAAAGATTTAAAAGAGTTCCTAAAAATAAAATCAAAGAAAGCATAGAAGAAGGTTATGAAATCATTGTTGATACAAGAGAGCAAAAGCCATTAAATATAAACTACGGCACAAGAAGAGAGGGTCTGAAATTTGCGGATTATTGGCTCGATAAAGAGAACAATAAGTGCTTCGTAGAAAGAAAAGAGACGAAAGACTTTATAGGTACTTTTACTGGCGGTTGCGAAAGATTTTCTAGAGAGCTAGGGAGAGCAAAAGAGCAGGGCGCTTATGTTGTAGTAGTTGTTGAAAACTCTTTAGATAACATGATGAAATTTAATTACCTAAAGTATATCACAAAGAAAGTTCAGGTAACCCCAGAGTATGTGATGAGAAATGTTCGAGACATAATACAAAATCATGATAACGTACAGTTTTTATTTGCGAAAGGAAGAACAGAAGCTACTAGGTTGACTAGAAAACTTTTCTTTTGTGGTCAAAACTATAAAAATGTAGATCTACAGCTAGCTTATGATCTTAATCTATTGTAATGTGGTCAGCTCCTGCAAAATACGAAAAAGAAATCGAAGATGTTAATGCTAAATTAGCAAAGCTGGAAGGCTCTCTAGAAGACAAACAAGCACGCAGTACCCTAGCTGAATTTTTAAGAAATAATTTATATTTTACTACGTATCTTTTAAGCGGTATAAAGTTAGCGCCTTACCAAGAAATAACTTTAAGAGCCTTATTTAATAGAAATTTTAGTATGTGTGTATGGGGTCGAGGATGTGGCAAAAGCTTCATAGCTTCAATATTTTGTTTTTTGCAATGTATATTTGAACCCAATACAAAAATACTAATAGCTGGCCCAACATTTCGTACTGCAAGATTTATTTTCAATAACATAGAAAAGATAGTAGAGACAAAAGAAGCCGCCCTTTTGGCCCAAGCCTTCGGAGCCAAGGTAAAAAGAAACGACCAGTATGAGTGGAGAATAAACGGAGGCACTATAACAGCCATCCCTTTAAGCGGAGAAAAGATTCGTGGTTTCCGCGCTAACATACTTGTACTTGACGAGTATCTTTTGTTGCCGGAAGACATAATCAAAAACGTACTCATGCCATTTCTCGTTGCTCCTCAAGACATGAAGAGAAGGATGGAAATCAAAGAGATCGAAGATGGCTTAATTAAGGAGGGCGTAATCAAAGAAGAAGATAGGACTAAGTTTGAAAATAAGTCTAAAATGATAGCGCTGTCTTCAGCTAGCTATACTTTTGAGAATCTTTACAAGACCTACCAAGAATGGATTGGGAAAATACAATCAGACGAACAAGAAGGAGACGCTAAATACTTTGTATCTCAAATGGGGTATGAGGCTTTACCAAAGGAGATGATAGACAAGACTATCATTGACGAAGCCCAAGAAGGAGGGTCTTCCCACTTTTCGTTCCAGCGAGAATATTGCGCTCAGTTTACAGATGGAAGTGATAGCTACTTTAGCGCAAAGAAGATGGAGATGTGCACTTTGAAAAGTGATGAAGAACCATCTACTCTTATGGTCGGCAGAACAGGTAGGCGTTATGTAATGGGAATTGACCCCAATATGAGCGATAGTCCTACGGCCGACTACTTTGCTATGTCTGTCATAGAGATAGACGACGATACGGGTCAAGGTACCTTAGTGCATACTTATGCGGGACTTGGAAGCCTAAACAAACATGTAAAATATTTAGCTTATTTACTTCAGGCTTTTAATATTGTTTTTATATGTCTTGATAATGCTGGATCCGATACCTATTTAGATAGCTGTAATGAATCTCAATTCTTTAAAGATGCTAGAATAAATTTAAAAACCATACCCTTAAACTCAGACGCAGAAGGAATAGAATATCAAAAAACTTTGAGACAAGCTAAACAAAAATACAATCAAGAAAACCATCAAATTTGTTTTAATCAAGTATTTACTAGTAATTTCATACGTAGAGCTAACGAACACCTACAGGCCTGTATAGACTATAAAAAAATTTGGTTCGCTTCTAGGACGGCTTCAAATGAATTATTTTTTAATAGAACTAGTTCTATAAGATTACCCTATCCTAAAAAATTAGTATTTATTGATGACCGAAAAGAATGGTCTATGCTTGACTTTATTGAGCATCAAGATGATATGATTTACCAAACTAAGAAACAATGCAGTTTAGTAGAACATAAGGCAACCGCAAGGGGGTCTCAGAATTTTGACCTACCTCAGCACCTAAAAAGGTCCACTTCTGTAAACAAAGCAAGAAAAGATAATTATTCCTCACTAATGTTGGCAAATTGGGGTCTTAAGCTTTATAACGACATAAATAAGGTCGAAATCGACACTAACAAGGAAACTTTCGAGCCTATTATGCTTTTTTAAGTGTAAATAAAGTCGAATAAGTTTTTATGGCAAGCACAATTAGAACTGGTCAGGTAGATGAGAGTAGCTTCCTTAAGCTATTCAACACGAAACTTTCTGGTAGCGCCACAAACAAATCTGGCTTTTATACACATGATAATACTTCTGGCTTTGTCGCTTTTTCACAGGGCGGACCAAAGTCTATGACCGGTTATAGTGGCGATATCATGAGTAGGACTTCTGGCTTAACCACTGCTGTTTCTGGGGCTCTAGATTCATCTGGATTATTTCTTAAGACTAAATCTGATGATGTCTCTGGTCATGCGGAGAGCTTTGCAACTGGAGCGAGCGGCTATCTTTCTGGGCAAATAACTAATGTTTCGGGTCAGTTTGCTGACACTAGTGGCGAGTTTCTAAAATCTGGAAGTTTGTACCATACTGGTTCAGGAGATTTTTCCGTAAATGCGCCGAGCGGAGCCTTAGCTTTTTCCTCGGGGCATAATGACACGTTTGGTTTTTTTATTGCGACTGGAGATACATCAGTCAAAGCAGGATGGATGAAAGTCCCCGGTCAAGCCGAAGTTACTGGCATAGTGTCAAATTCTAGCGGTGATTTAAAAACAAGCCTAGAAGCAACAGGGGCTAATGTTAGCGGCGCGATTGATAATGTACTAGCAGACACTTCTACCAAGTTCACGGCTAAAAAAACTTTTAACGCAGGTCTTAAGGCAAACCTTGTGGACTTCGATGGAGTTACAGCGAGAGTTAACGCGAATAAGTCTTTAACTTTTGATGACGCAAGCGGGGCTCTCTTGACCTTGTCTCCGGGATATGGGCCTGATGCTCCGGTGTTTTCTGTTACTGACAAAGCTGGTTTGCCGTTGATGGATATATTTGATGACGACAGAATAAAACTAGGTCCTTACGGCACCAACCCCTTAAATGTTAGTGGAGAAAAAGTTTGTTTGGGCAACTACAGATCTTATTTTAGCGGATCAAACGTGCATTTAAGCGGAGATGTGACGGTAAACGACCTATTGACTATAAGTGGTATATCTGGAGGGTATGCTATATTTAATAATTTGCCAGTACATCCTAACACAGGAGGGATGCCTAATGGAGCTTTGTTTATAAGTGGCAACAACACTGCCGGAAAAGGCAGAACTTTGATGGTGGTTTAAAATGACAAGAAAAAAAACAACAAGTAAAAAAGAAGAAGAAATTCAGCCAATGATGAGCAGTTTCGCGGCATCACCTTATACCACCTTAGACAACCAATCGACAAGACAGCGCAGGAACGTAGGTGGACAAATAGATAGGACAAACAGGTTTGAAAATATTGATAATGGACTAGTCCCCTATAAGTACACAAAAGGCGTTAATAATAAAAGTTCTCTTGATGTTAGAGATGTGGTAATTCTTTGTCAAAAAGCCTATTATAATTTTGCGGTATTTAGAAATGTTATTGATTTAATGACAGAGTTTTCTTCGACGAATCTTTACTTCACGGGTGGCAGTAAGAAGTCAAGAGATTTTTTGGATGCTCTTTTTAAGAAAATTGATATACAAAGTTTCCTAGATAGATTTTTTAGAGAATACTATAGATCAGGAAACGTTTTTATTCATAGATTCGACACTAAGATTCAACCAGAGGATTTAAAAAGAATTACCCAAACTTATGGTGGCGGGAAATTAAGCTCCTTAGGGTACGGAGAGGACAGCAAGCTTCCTTCTAGATATATTATATTAAATCCAGCCGATATTCAAATGGGAGGTAATATATCATTCTTTTCTGGAATGTATTATAAAACACTAACGGACTACGAACTAGAAAGAATCAAAAATCCAAAAACAGAGGAAGATAAGCAAGTCTATGATGCCTTAGACCCAGAGACAAAGAAAGCTTTAAAAAGCAGGAATATAGGGATTATTTCCCTTAGGTTAGACCCAGATAAAGTTACTCCTGTGTTTTACAAGAAGCAAGACTATGAACCATTTTCTGTTCCATTGGGATTTCCAGTTCTAGAAGATATCAACTGGAAGTCTGAAATGAAGAAAATGGATATGGCATTAACAAGAACCACCAACCAAGCGATACTACTTATCACAATGGGGTCCGAGCTGAAAGACGGCAGCCTAAATATAAATCAGAGAAGTATAGAGACAATGCAAAAGCTTTTCGAAAATCAATCTGTTGGAAAGGTTCTTGTTTCAGACTACACTACCAAAGCTCAATTTGTTATTCCAGATATAGCTGGCATCTTGGATCCTAAAAAGTACAGTGTTGTAAATCAAGATATTCAAATGGGGCTTAACAACATTTTGGTTGGCGAGGATAAGTTCGCTAATACAAGCATTAAAATTCAGGTATTTATCGAAAGGCTAAAGCAGGGAAGAGACGCTTTCATAAATCAATTCCTTTGTCATGAAATAAAGAGGATTTGCAAATCTTTGGGTTTTAAAAATTATCCAAAGGCAAATTTCCAAGAGATAGAGCTTAAAGACAAGACTACTTGGAACAGGGTCGTTGCTCAACTTATTCAATATGGTATTCTTACCGCAGAGGAAGGTTTGGAGGCGATTAGCTCTGGCAGGCTCCCAGAACCCGAAGAGTCTGTCGAGTCACAGAAAAAATTCAGAGAGCTCAAAGAACAAGGCTACTATTCTCCTCTACTTGGTGGAGGAGGAGATAATCAATCAGAGAAAGAGGGAGCAGGTAGACCTAGCGGAACACCTTCACCACAGACCACAAAGAAGGTTACCCCTATAGGGGAGAAGACCTCCGGTTCCCAAAAATTTAGCGTAGAAAAAATTAAAGAAAATTTGACGCTAGCCGAAAAGCTAGAAACAGAGATTCAGGAAAAACTCAAATTGAAATATGAGAACAAAAGAGTAACTAACAAAATTAGAAGTCTATCTTCTGAATTGAGTAAAATAGTTATGGCCAATGAATCTTCTGATAAATGGCTAGAGAAAGTTAGTGAATATATTAATAACCCAACAGATACTAACGAAAAAGCTATAAAAGAAATACAAAGTATAGCTTTGGAGCATCAAGTGGATGAGTATCTAGCAGGTTTATTGTATGCAAGTAAGGTTTAAAATATGAGCGAAAATCAAGAAAATATCCAAGATGTTAATCAGTACTTCGGTGCTGAAGGAATAGATGTTATGGTCCCGGACATTCCGTTGCCGCCAGAGCCAGAAGAGAAAAAAGAAGTAAAAGATGAAGTAGAGGGAGCGTTTAAATTTGCTTTCGTTGGTGCCGGGCAAGGCGGTTCTAGGATCGCAGAGAGTTTCCATAAGCTAGGCTATAGGAAAATTGGCGTTATAAATACAGCTCAGCAAGACCTTAATTCTATTAACGTGGAAAATAAGCTTTGTATTGGCTCGGGTGGAGCTGGAAAAGATAGAGCTGTCGCAGCTAAGTGCTTCGAGGAGAAGAGGGATGACGTTTTAGATTTCATGCGTCGCTCTTTTGGAGAAGATGTAGATAGAATTTTTGTTTGTGCAGGTGCTGGCGGAGGTTCCGGCGCAGGAACTCTTGTGCCTCTTGTTAAAACCGCTCAAGAATTACAAGAGACAGTGAAATCTGGATCCAAAAAAGTTGGTGTCATACTAGCCCTACCTAAATACTCAGAGGGAAGAAAGGTTAACTCTAATGCTTACGAGACTCTAAAAGAGGCTTGCGCTTTAGTGGATCAAGGAATAGTATCACCTCTAGTTATTATTGATAATGAGAAGACAAGCAAGCTTTATTCAAATGTCTCTGTTTCTAATTTTTGGCAGACAGCTAATATGAGCACGGCTGGCGTATTTCACTTGTTTAATATGACGGCTTCTAGAGACAGCTCGTACTCATCTTTTGATTCTAGTGACTATAAAAGTGTTTTGGATTCCGGTATTACTATCTTTGGTGCTACGCCGGTTCCTCAATGGGATGACCCAGTAAGCATTTCAAGGGCTGTTAGGGGCATAGCTCAAAGTGGCAGTATGTCTGGTGGCATTGATATATCCACAGCAAACGTTGCTGGAGCCATACTTATTGGAGGTAAAGAGGTTCTGGACAAGATCCCTCAATCTAATCTTGACCAAGCCTTTGATCAGTTGAGCAGAATATTAAGGTCTGGGAGTATGGTGCATAGAGGTATATATAGTGGGGACAAAGACAACCTTACGGTATTCACCACTATCGGGGGAATAGCTACTCCTCAAGAAAAATTAAACGAGCTAATGAAACTTGGGGATTTGACCAACCAAACAGATCCACAGGAGGACACACCGGATAAAGCTTAGCGAAAAATAAAATTTCCAAAAATAGAAAAAACAATGTAATTGATTGTATATAATAGGAGAAATTTACAATGGCAAACAAAGATAATACGTTCATTTTAACAACCGCCAAGAGCAAGCTATCTAACTTAACTAGTGGTGACGGAAACCACGGAATAAAATATCTGATTGGTGATAGCGTAGTGGGACCGCACGAGACTTTTGTGGGTGGTCCAACTGGTATCGTGATCCCAATCACAACTGAGGCTATTGCTGCTGCAGATGTGGATGCAACCCAGACCCACGCATCTACAAATACTTTGGGAGACCCAGCTGTCTCTGAGTACGCTTTAACATCCGGAGATCTTATAGCTTCCGCGGGTGCCGCTGGAGCAAGAGAGAAAAACGGTGGAGCTCAAAAATTTATTAACGCTGTTCTTGATGGTGCGTACAGAGGCTATACTTCCGGTGTAGCCCAAAGCAGTGGCTTAAATTCCATGACGGTTACTAGAGGCTCTTTGAGTTTGTCTAGTACGGCCATTAATGATGGAACAGGCATTGTTAACACCTATACAAGATCTTATACTGTAAACTTTAAGTATTATCAATCTGGTACAATCAACGCCTCTGGCTCGTTTGATCCGGCAACTACGGATATCGCTAACGATGCTTCCAACGGCGTACCGTTCTAAGAAGTAAGGTTTGCATTTCCCTATTTAAAGACCCCTCATTTATTTGAGGGGTTTTTTTATTTTTTTTATAAGTTTTTTAAAAATAAGTGTATAAACTTTTAGGTAAACTTAATGGAATCCATTCGTAAAATGATGTCGCTTGATGTAGAGTACTCTTATGGTAAAAAATTTGCTCCAGTTTCTGGAGAAAAAGACGCGGCTTTAGAATTCTCTAGTAGGGTCATGCAGCTCTTAACTAGTAAAGCAAATCAGCATAACTACACAAACGAAGAACAAGTTACCTCTGAGGGATTAAAGGAAATTTTTGTAGACAATCTTTCTGAATCTTTACAAATTACTCAAGCTTTGGCTAATGTGAATGTCTTTCTGAACATCTGCTCTGCTGGACTTATGGATGATGGGGATCATTTCGAACCTTCTATGGAGGAAATAAAAGAAGCCGAAAGGGAAGTAAAAAGGCACGGCTTGGCAAGTTATGACTTCAGAGACGTAGATGATTTATATTTTCAAAGTGACGAGCAAGCCAGATCAGAAGCGAAAGACTGGTTAAATAGTGTAATTTAAAAAAAGGACAACTTAAAATGGCCAGATCAACAAATTCACAACAGACGCAGGGAGTGCCTTCTGTATCAAGAACGGCTAATAAAGCAGGAGCCGGTGCTGTGGTCGCAGCAAGCAGTGGGGATACCGTCGTAATCACAGACATATTAGCTTCAGCGGCTACTACTATTAGTACCTTGGCGGCAGGGGGAGGTACTATTATAGCTTATGTTCCGGCTGGATCGACAAGTTTAAACCAAGGCATTCCAGTACCAACTAGTTCCGGCGTTTTCAGTAGTGCTGGTAACGTAACAGTGAACTATTATATAACCTGATGAAATATACTACAATCTTCAGCTCAAACGTAAGGCCTGTCGTATCAGAAGAAAAAGATAAGTATTTAGCTTTGGCTTCTGCTATCGAAGTCGCTCAATTTATTCCAGAAGTAGATGAGAAGCAGGTTGACTTGCTTCCCATAGCTTTTAATGCATTTGTGGCTAACAGAGTTAATAGAAATGGAGACGTAGTTGATACAGATACAGCTTTAGCCTTTCATAAAGATTTTAAAAATAAACCAATTAATATAGAACATAACAGAGATAAAGTAATTGGTACTATTTTAACAGCAGGTTTTTCAGAATTTGGAACAGATAAGCCATTAACAGAAGAAGAGGTAAAAGATATAAAAGGACCTTTTAATGTTACTCTAGGTGGAGTTATCTGGAAAGTAGTAAACCAAAGAATAGCAGACTTGATTGAAGAGTCAGCCGACCCAAGCAGCGAAGACTTCATGAGGATTAGTGCTAGCTGGGAGTTAGGCTTTAGAGATTATAATTTGGTGCTTTTAGACGGAAGTGATAAAAACATAGAAAATGGGCTCATTGTTGATGACGAAGAAGAAATCGCAGACATGGAAAAAGATCTAAAAGCTCTTGGGGGAGAAGGTAAAACTAAAGACGGAATGTCTGTCTATAGAAAGGTTGTGGGAGAGGTCGTACCTCTTGGAATAGGACTGACCGAAACTCCCGCTGCCGACGTAAAGGGCGTGTCAACCAAGAAGAGCGTTGAAGAGCCCAAAGAAGAAAAGACTTTTGCTGAAGTTGATAAAACTTCACAAATACAAGAAAAAAATGTAATAATCCAAAACGAGGACAAAGCTATTATGAAAATAGAAAGTATTAAAGACATCACGAACGAGTCTTTGAAGGAGCTTTCTGCCTCGGCTGTTTCTGATTTTATCGAATCGGAACTCAAGGAAGCTTCCGAGAGATTTTCAGCCGAAAAACAAAAGGTGGAAGCTAATCTCAAAGAAGCTCAAGAGAAAATCGCATCTATTAATGTAGATTACGATAAAGTCAAAGCAGAACTAGGAACTGTTACGGAAAAGCTTGGCGCGCTGGAAACTGAAAAAGCGGTAAAAGAAGCCGAAGAGTTGTTCTCTCAGAGAATGGCCTCTTTGGACGAAAAATACGCTCTTGAGGATACGGATCGCGAAGTTCTTGCCACGCAGGTTAAAGATCTCGATGTTGAAGGCTGGGAAGCTTTCGCAAAGAATCTCGAAGTTCTGCTGAGAGACAAGTCAAGAGAAGTCTTGGCTAAAAAGGAAGACGAAGCTTCTAAGGAAGCTGAAGTTGAAGAAGAGACAAAAGCTTCTGATGAAGTTGTGGACGAGGCTATCGAAAGAGGCGAAGAAGAGGAAAGTGCTATTCCAGCATCTACCGAAGCTTCTGAAGGTTCCACCTACGATAAGTATAAGAAAGCTTTTGAAATCGATCAATTTGATATTAATTACTAATATACAAGGAAATAAAATATTATGGCAACGTTTGTTAAAAACACACAACGGCTGAAGCCTTTCAGGCAACACGCCGAGACAGACGTCATTAACCTTTTCAGTCTTAAAGACGACGACGGAGACGTAATAGACTCTTATTCTGACCTTAAAGCCGACGGCGGCAAGGTCAATAAGGGGCTTCTCGTTTCTGTTAAGTCTAATGGTTGGAAAAATACTGACGATCCTGTAAATAAAACTGGTATCGGTAACCCCGGTGCTAGCTACACGAACACGGTATCATTCCGTTATGGCGCAGCTGCAAATATCGAACCTTGTGCATCTGGTAGTCAGCCTCTTGGCCTTACCCTTTGGGACGTCGCAGAAGTCGACGAAAATGGCGAGAAGTTGATTTATCATCCGCGCAAGGCTGCCGAAATGCAGGCTGTGGTTAGTGGTCAGGCAGTTCCTGTCTTGGCCAAGGGTATTATTCTTTACAGCGGAAACCTCACAAGTGGTGGCGCAAATACTGTAACAGCAGGAGCTAAAGTTTATGCTGATATGTTGCGTCAGGGCGATCTGAGTTCGGCTGCTACTGAGAGCACCGGTGGTGCAACTCAGACGCAGGTTGGTACCGCTTTGGGATCTGTTGACGCTGACGGTTTCATTCTGTTGAAGATTGACCTCTAATTTTAAACAAGAAAAGGAGATTTAATAAAATGAGACTTAAATTGAAAAACACCCCTGAGCAGGTTGAACTCATCAAAGCGATGGGTAACAAAAACCAGCTCGTCGCCCGTGAGGCGCAAGAAGCTTTTGCAGCTTTTCTAGGCCCTGTAGTCCGTAAGGTTCTACAGCAGGCCGCAACGGCCGGAGCGGTTTATACCGATGCTCCGTTTAATCAAGATGAGGGAGCTAGCTATCCTTTGGATCTTTATTATAACGAAACCAATGATGGTTACGTTAGCGTTTGGTCGCAGAATGTCGCTGGTGGTCTTCCCACTTCGCAAGACGTATCTGCTGTCCAAGAGTTGAAGATCGCAACTTATCGTTTGGATGCAGCTGTTTCTATCACCAAGAAGTATGCTAGACAAGCAAGACTTGATGTTGTGAGTAAACTTATTGAGCGTATGTCTCAAGAGGTTCTCGTTAAGCAGGAAAGAAATGCTTGGGCTGTGGTGCTTAATGCACTCGCTAACGCTAGTACTTCTTCTGTTACTGCGGATTCTGTTGGAGTCACGGATTTGGCTACAGGTAGTCACGTTATTCCAGCTTACAACACTAATAGATTCCAGTTGGCCGACTTGAACAAGTTGATGACTCTCAATAAGAGAATCAATCAGTCTTGGGCAGACGGTACTCCTGATGCTGCTTACAGCAACGGTATTACCGATCTGTACGTCAGCCCTGAGATCAAAGAGCAGATTCGCGCTTTTGCTTATCAGCCAATGAACACTGTTCAGGCTACTAGTGGCACTAGCTCTATTCCGCTACCAGACAACATTAGAACAGAAGTGTTCAATTCTGCTGGTATGCAGGAGATCTATGGTGTAAACATCGTTGAGCTCAATGAGCTTGGTATTGGCCAGAAGTACAACACCGTCTTTGACGAGTTTGATTCAGGCAAAATCGCCCCTCATGCTAGTACCGCCGGAACGGCTATTGCGTTCGCTGGTGGGACTCATGAGCTCGCAGTTGGCGTTGATAATAGCAAGGGTGCGTTTGTTCGCGCTATCGCTCAAGACGCTGATACTGGTGACACCTTCACGACTAGCCCAGATGATCAGTTCACTCAGAGAAATGAGAGAATTGGTTTCTATGGTTCGTTGGAAGAGGGTCGCGTATGTATCGACGCTCGTGCAGTTGTTGGACTCGCGGTCTAATAGAGACCCAAAATACATTATCGAAGCCCCCGGAAACGGGGGCTTTTTTGTTTCTTTTTTTAGGCGATTGTGTGTATAACTAGTTATAACGGAGAAAGGATAAGTTATGGCAGTTAAAAGGAAATCAACTTCAAAAAGTAAGAAAAAGTCTAAGTCTAAAGATATGATCCAAACCCATGCTATGGAAGAAAAACAAGGATCAGATTTTGAAAAAACTACTTTAGATCAGGTATGGGGAGACGTAGGCTCTTCGAGATATGGGACTCTTGACGAAGAGGAATACTCTTCTAGAATCAGGAGTATGAATAAAACCGATCTACATGCGCACGCTGTCAAGTTTGGGATTCTACCAGTCGACAACAGGCAGCTTCTTACTACTAGGTTAATAAGAGAGTTCAAAAAGCATGTTTTAGGGTACAGGAAGCCAGCTTCTAAAAAAACTAAAATTTCAAAAGAACCATCGAGAGCTGTTAAGTCTATTCTAGCCGAAGGCAGATAGAGTGTAATTATGTCTGTATGCCTCAACTTATTGGTACAGGCCAGCTAGATCTTGACAACTTAAAAGAATACTTTTTAAGGTCAGACTCTGATAGTTTATCCGGCAGTGCATCAAACACTACCGGATTTTATCCCTATACGGGTAACCCAGCGCAGTTTGCAAATACGGGATATATAGATTCTGTAAGTGGAAGTATATCTGGATATATAGATACAGTAAGCGGCGTATTGAGGACGGACCTGCTAAAGTCAGGTTTAGACTTAAGTGGGTACGTTGGTACGGTATCAAGTGAGCTAGCTTCGGATATAGATGAAGTAAGCGGAGATCTTAGGTATGTTAGTGGCTTGCATGCAGCCACAAACACAATAGCCACTGGCAATCAAAACGACGTAGATACATTAAGTGGCGAACTTCTTAATACAGGGGAAAAGTTATCTGTACTTATAACTGGAGCGACAGGAGATGGCTTGAGTGGTTATGTCACTGGGCACGTTCATGACACTAGTGGTATATTAGATGCAAAAATT